TCGGAAGTTATCTATAGTTGGATGATTGCTTTGAATATACCGGTTGAATTTCAGAAATGGCATTTGAACCGTTTATTGACGTTGATAAGAGTGTGCAATATTGAAAACCAACCCAAAAAGAAACGGCATAGCAGTAAGGAAATTTTAAGCCGCAATGCAGCGTTAAATGCTGCTCGCAGACAGCGGTATAACACAAAAGGATAATGTAAATAGGAGGTAAAGCCATGACGATTGAATTTTTGTCTGTTGCACTGTTGGCTATTTCGATTATTACCGGCTTGACGGTCGAAGCATTGAAAAAAATACTTGACCACACCAAGCTGAAATATTCGAGCAACGTGCTTGCGATTATCGTTTCGGTTGTCATTTCGTTGCTTTCGTCTATTGTTTACGTTGTAATCAAATCGGTACCTTTTTCGGCGATTTTGGTAATGCAAGTCGTCATTCTTATGTTTTTGAGTTTTTTGGTATCGACTCTCGGTTACGATAAGGTGATACAAACTATCAAGCAGTTTCTATCCCGTAAAAACAACGACGATACTTCGAATAATACTGAAAACGATAAATAACGAAAAAGACTCGGAGGAATGAAATGATCAGTTTCAAGCAGAAGGGCGACTTCTCGAAATTGTCTCGATTTTTTGAAAGAGCAAAAGAAGTTGTTCATATGGGCAATCTCGATAAATATGGTCGAGCCGGAGTAGCCGCTCTTTCTGCTGCAACTCCGAAAGACTCCGGAGAAACCGCAAGTTCTTGGGAGTATGAAATTAAAAGAACAAAAACTACGGTTTCAATAGTTTTCAATAATACAAATATTCAAAATGGAGTCCCTATTGCAATTATATTGCAGTATGGACATGCGACGAACAATGGCGGTTATGTCGAGGGTGTTGATTACATTAACCCCGCAATCAAACCGATATTTGAACGGATCGCAAACGATGCTTGGAAGGAGGTTACACAGGTTTGAGTAGGACTGTTGATCAAAAAGTCGTCGAGATGCAGTTTGATAATGCAAAATTTGAACGGAATATTCAAACCAGTATTTCAAGCCTCGACAGGTTAAAGCAAAGCTTAAATTTGGGTGGAGCGGCAAGAGGACTTGACGAAATCGATGCTTCGTCTAAAAACTGTTCTTCCGGTATGTCCGGATTATCCTCCGGTATAGAAACCGTTGGAAATAAATTCTCCGCAATGGAGATCATCGCTATTACGGCATTGGTTAATATAACGAACTCGGCAATAGAAGCAGGAAAGCGTTTGGTTGCTTCGTTAAGTATAGACCAAGTTACCTCGGGCTTTGCCAAGTATGAGGAAAAAACCACCGCCGTACAAACTATCATAAATGCAACTGGCAAATCGATTGACGAAGTAAATGAGCAGTTAGAAAAATTAAACTGGTTTACCGACGAAACAAGTTATAACTTTACGGATATGGTTTCGAATATCGGTAAGTTTACTTCTAACGGCGTTGAGTTGGAAACTTCCGTGACAGCAATGATGGGTATAGCAAACTGGGCCGCATTATCCGGACAGAATGCCGAAGCCGCAAGCCGTGCGATGTATAACCTTTCGCAATCGATTGGTATGGGTGCGGTTAAACTTCAAGATTGGAAATCCATCGAAAACGCCAACATGGCGACAAAAGAGTTCAAAGAAATAGCGATCGAAACCGCAAAAGCCCTCGGAGTTCTTACGGAAGAAGGTGAAACCGCTAATGGGACGCTTGTTACGGCGCAAAACTTTTCAAGTACATTGTCGGATGGATGGTTTACAAGCGATGTGTTGCTTGCCGCTTTGGACAAGTACGGCAATTATAGTGAAGAAGTTTATAAAGTTGCTTCCGAAGAAGGTATAACTGCTGCCGACGCAATGAAGAAGGTAAGTTCCGAAACGATGGAACTCGGCGCAAAAGCGTTTAAAGCGGCGCAGGAAGCTAAGACGTTTACGGATGCAATCAATGCGACAAAGGATGCTGTGAGTTCGGGTTGGTCTACTACGTTTGAAACTATATTCGGTAATTACGAAGAAGCAAAAACGCTATGGACTGATGTGGCAAACGAACTGTATGATATTTTTGCTGCAAGTGCCGAAGGCAGAAACGAACTTCTTGCGCAATGGAAAGAGCTTGGCGGAAGAGATTTGATGATAGAATCACTGATGAATACGTTACAAATATTGAAGAACGTAATCAGTGCAGTCAGCGAAGCGTTCCATGATATTTTTCCGCCTATGACCGCAGAACGCCTTGTCAACATAACTCAATCGATTCGCGATTTTACGGAACGACTTAAAAACAACGAGGGAATATTCAATAATATTACTCGTATATTCCGTGGCTTTTTCGCCATTCTTGGAATTGGTAAAACTATTATTACTTCGTTGTTTAGAGCTTTAGATCCGTTGTTGAGTTTGTTGCCCGGTTTGGGCGGAGGGATAGCAAATGTTGCCGGTGGCCTCGGCGATTTTATATACAAGCTTAATAATGCGATAAAAGAAACGGATTTCTTCTATAAAGTATTTTCGGCGGTAGTCGGGGTTATTGTAAAGGTAGTATCCGTATTGGCAAGTCTAATACGAAAAGTTAAAGAATCCGAAGTGTTTCAGAAAGTATCGGTGCTTATATTAAAAGCATTTGATTCGGTTAAGAAATTTATCGGAGCAGTAAAAGAAAGATTTACAACACCGGGATTCAATTTATTCCATGTGATTTTGGAAAAGATATATTGGATTTTATCTAAAATCGGTAGCGTAATATTAAAAGTTGCGTCGTTCTTCATAAATGCGTTCAAGTCAATGTTTCAGGCGTTGTCGGGTTCGGGTTTCTTAGAAGTAATGAGCAAAATTTGGAGCATCATTGTTGCGCTCGGAAAATGTATATTCGGACTTCTCGGACAAGCATTTTCTTATTTGGCTGAGAAGCTTAGGGAAGCAGATTTTAAGGGGCTTATGGAGATCCTTTCGACGATTTCCGTCGGTGGAATTGCTTATGGCATAACCAAATTTGTTACTAGTCTCGCCGAACCGTTTAAGGGTGTAAAAGATATTCTAAAAGGAATAAGTGGCATTCTTGACGGCGTTCGGGGGTGCTTCGAAGCTTATCAAAACAAATTGAAAGCGGATACATTGTTTAGAATCGCCTCTGCTATAGCTATATTGGTTGCGTCTTTGGTTGTCCTATCGTTTATTGACGAAGGCAAACTGATGAGCGGTGTTGCCGCGATTGCCATGCTTTTCATAGAATTGATGACAGCAATGAAAGTGCTTATGGGGTTTGGCAAAAGCAAGACGCAAATGGTTAAGGCGACTGCGTTGATGTTCGGCATGTCTCTTGCGGTTCTTATTCTCGCATCCGCTGTAAAGAAATTGTCTTCGTTGGAACCCGGTGCATTGATGAAAGGTTTGCTTGGGGTGGCAGCGTTAGTCGCGATTGTGGTCGCTGCAACGAAAGCGCTTGGAACCGGTACAAAAACCGTAATGAAGGGCGCGGCACAACTTATTTTGTTTGGCTTTGCTATTAAAATTCTCGCATCGGCATGTGTGACCTTATCTAAATTGTCTTGGGGCGATATGATGAAGGGTTTAATCGGTGTGGGGATACTAATGGCAGAAGTTGTCGGTTTTCTTAAATTCGCTAAATTTGATAAGAAAGCATTCTCTACTTCGCTTGGAATGATATTGTTGGCGTCGGCAATAAAAATACTTGCGTCGGCATGTAAATCTTTTGGGCAAATGGATTGGGGGATGATAGGTAAAGGATTGACGTCCGTAGCCGTTTTGCTACTTGAATTGGCTGCATTTACGCGAATTGTAAAACCCTCAAAAATGGTATCCACCGGATTGGGACTTATAGGCATAGCAACTGCGATGAAGATATTTGCATCGGCAATGCGCTCGATGGCATCGTTATCGTGGGAAGAAATTGCAAAAGGTCTCGTATCAATGGCCGGGTGTCTTGCGGCAGTAACCGTAGCGTTAAACTTTTTACCAAAGGGAATGATATCCAAAGGTTTGGGGTTGATAGCAGTTGCTACCGCTTTGCTTATATTGTCATCGGCTTTCCGCAAAATGGGTAACATGAGCTGGAGTTCGGTGGCAAAAGGTTTAATTTCACTTGGCGGGTCGTTGGCTATATTGGCGGTTGGTTTAAAGTTAATGAAAAAGACTTTATCCGGTGCGGCAGCTTTGATGGTTGCTGCGATTGCGCTAAACATGCTGGCGCCTGCTTTACGAAAACTCGGTTCTATGAGCTGGGCAGAAATCGGTAAAAGTCTTTTGATGCTTGCCGGTGCATTTGTTATTCTCGGTGTTGCGGGGCTTGTTCTCGGTCCGTTAACGCCTGCTATCTTGGCACTTTCCGGTGCTTTGGCGCTGATCGGCGTTGCCGTTCTTGCCGCCGGTATTGGTTTGGTTGCTGCCGGCGCAGGGTTGGCGTCTCTTTCGGCTGCGTTTGCTGCGTTCTGTGCAGCGATCTCCGGTGGGGCATCAATGATTGTTACGGCATTTATCGTAATTGTAGAGGGCGTTGCAAGTATGATCGGAACGATTGCCAAAATGCTTGCTACGGGAATAATAGAATTTATTAAAGTAATCGGCATGGGCGCGCCGACGATATTCGAAGCCGTCACGCAAGTCGTTCTCGGTTTAATCGAAACTCTGATAGCGTGCATTCCGAAATTAGTTGAATGCATTTTTACGCTACTTCAATGTGTATTGGCAACTTTGGTTGAAAACACACCGTCGATAGTTCAAGCAGTTTTCAATATTCTATTGGCTTGCTTACAAGGCATAGCCGATAATATCGGATTGGTGGTACAAACCGCAATAGACATCGTGGTTAATTTTATCGAAGGGATTGCTCAAAAGATACCGGATGTAATTCAAGCCGGGTTCGATTTGGTAATCAGCTTTATCAACGGAGTGGCAGACGCACTTGACAACAATACCGGAACCGTAGTCGAAGCAATGAAACGGTTAATTAAATCCGTTTTAAATGCAATAGTAACGGTGTTCTCCGGTGGTTGGGACTTGCTTTGCGATATCGGTAAAAACCTTATGGATGGGTTGGTAAACGGTATTAAGAGCGCTGTTAACAAAGTAAAAGATGCTGTGTGTAGTGTCGGTAAAAAGATAAAGAATTGGTTCTGTGATTTGTTTGGAATTCATTCTCCGTCACGAGTCTTTGCGGAATACGGTATGTATCTTGACGAAGGTTTAGCCGATGGTTTACATGCATACTCGAACAGGGTCGAAGCGGCAACCGACGATGTCGGGGACATTGCTATCGATTCTATGACAAAAGCAATCGCCGACATTTGCGACGTTGTTGACAAAGGCGATTTCGCCGAGCCGACGATTCGTCCCGTTATGGATTTGTCCGAAATTCAAAATGGAGCAAATACTCTTTCGAGAATGATGGATGATGCCAATGGGTATAACATGTCGGCGTCGGTAGATTTAGCCGGAAGAACAGCAAAGAGTATGAATTCGCCTTACGATAGTGACGATTCTACGGCGATGGACGGTATAGCGCAGTCTATTAAAAAGATGGCAGAAAATCCGTCGCAAACATTTACAAACACATTTAACATCACAGGAAACAACCCGGAAGAAATTGCCGAGGAAGTTTCCGAGATTCTACAAAAACAAGTCGTGAGAAAGGGAGCAGTATGGGAATAATAATTTTTAACGGCTTATCCTCTGCCGATTATGGAATCAAAGTCTGGCAAGCTCCGACTTATACGATTCCCGAAAGAGATTATGAAACGGTTCACGTTCCGGGTAGGGACGGGGATTTGATACTTGATAAAGGTTCATATAAGAACACCACAAGATCTTACGTTGTCTCTTTCGGGAGAGGCGATAAGAAGGACTTTACATTATTGGCAAACAGCTTGTCGGAATGGTTACATTCTTGCTCCGGATATGCTCGTTTAGAAGATTCCTATGAGCCTGAGTATTATCGAATGGCAGCGTATGACGAATCAAACGACATAACAAATGCTTATCATCAAGCAGGTCAGGCGACGATAAAGTTTAACTGCAAACCGCAAAGATTTTTGAAGTCGGGTGATGCGGTTATTACATTCTCGAAAAACGGATTTTTGGATAATCCTACGTTTTTCTCTGCAAGACCGATAATCAAAGTTTACGGTAATGGCGACGGCGTACTCCGAATCGGTGAGTACGCTGTTACTATTACGGCAATCGAGGAATACATTGTTATCGACAGCGAAATTATGGATGCTTATAAAGGCACACTTAATTGCAATTCTAAAATTAAACTGAACGGTAATTTTCCGAGATTGAAAAAAGGACGAAACGAAATTTTATTTTCTGGCGGAATAACTTCCTTGGAGGTACAACCCAAATGGTGGACAATTTAATAAGGCTGTTTGATTCTGCAGAAACAGAATTCGAGTCGAACGGCATTGGAGTATTGCCCGATGCTGAATCGTGTGTGGTTACTGAAGAAAGGAATGCGTCTTTTGAATTGAAAATGGTGTATCCGATTAACGGACGCAGATTTTCGGATATTTTGATGCGAAGAATCCTCGTAGCAAAAGCTAATCCGTATTCCGAACCCCAACCATTTCGCATTTACGAAATCACAAAACCTTTTAACGGTAGGGTGACCGTTAATGCCGAACATATTTCGTATGATATGGCAGGATATCCTGTTTCTCCGTTTGAAGCCGAATCGTGTGCAGATGCGTTTGCACAAATGAAGGCTGCTTGTTCGGTGGATTGTCCGTTTGAATTTTGGACAGATAAAAATGTTACGAGTGCGTTTTCTATAACAAAACCTTATGGCATGCGCTCTTTGCTTGGTGGCACCGATGGCTCGATATTGAGTGTTTACGGAAAAGGCGAGTATGAGTTCGACAGATATTTGGTTAAGCTTTACTTGAATCGCGGACGCGATAGAGGAGTGGTTATACGCTACGGAAAAAATCTTACGGATCTTAAACAAGAAGAAAATTGCAGTTCGGTTTACACCGGAGTGTATCCGTATTGGTTTAACGATAACAACGGTGGAAAATCGCAATTATGTACATTACCCGAGAAGGTGATTCTTGCTGAAGGAACATACAATTATACCAGAATACTTACGCTTGATTTGTCTAGCAAATGGACGGAAAAACCGAAAGAAGACGATTTAAGAGCGGAAGCCATACGTTATATGAAAGATAACGAAATCGGAGTCCCGAAAGTATCGCTTGATGTGTCATTCGAACAGCTTGCACAAACACAAGAATATGCATTAAGTGCATTGCTTGAAGAAGTGCGTCTTTGCGATACTGTTAGAGTTGAATTTCCTGCTCTCGGAGTTACTGCCGAATCGAAATGTATAAAGACAGAGTATGACGTACTTACCGATAAATACAAAAAACTGACGCTCGGTGAGAATAAGGCGAGTTTATCTACAACCATTGCCAATCAAGAAAAAGAACTGGGCGAAACCCTAACTAAAACTTATCTTGCTCAATCCGTCGATTATGCTACAAAACTTATAACGGGTAATGTCGGTGGCTACGTTGTTATGCGAAACTCTGACGGCGGACAACAACCCAATGAAATACTCATCATGGACACTCCCGACGTTACGACTG